CGTAGCCTTCTTCAACCATCTTCTTATTATAGTCTTTGAACTCGACTTCACCAACCATAGTATCTAGATCCACTTCTGTTTGTGGAACAATCTCAATACATTTTGTGTCAGCAAATATATTCTTAAACGTTTCAAGCATCTTGCTTCTACGTCTTTGTCCTTGTATGCTTTCACCCTTCTTCCATTCTACTAATGGAATAATATCAAACAGGGCAAGTTTAGCATCTTGTGCTTTTACACCACTCTTTCTGTGTACTTGTTTCATAAGGTCCTGGAAACTGTCACTTACTACTTCACCATCAAGCACATACGAACGACCAATCTCATCCATATAGTATTCTAATGCTTCTGTAATATGTGAGAAGTTTTCCAGTACCTTACCGTTCCTAGTATATTGTGTAACGGTTCTACTTTCATAGTCCACCACTGTAACACATCTGACGCCGTCTAGTTTCGGCTCCAGTAACTTTTTACCTTTTACCTTTTTCTCGTGGTTAGCACTGTCGTGGGCTAACATACACTCAAACACAGGAACTTTATACTTGTCCAGTTTAAGTTTCTTAGCAATCTTATTAACTGTCTTTTCACTTACACCACAACGTAGATCCTTTATAAGGATACGTCTATACCAGCCATTCCATTGTTCTACTGTTGCAACATCCATTGCAAGTTCAATAGCATCTTTGGCTGCGTGACCTGTAAGTTTACGAGTATACAAACTATCTGCTAGTTCAATAAATGATGTCCAAGGAAGTCCTTGTCCACGCTGAGGAGTCTCAACACGTTCAGGTACTTGCTTTACACCAAATGTATGTAACTTATCAAGCGTCCAAGCAACGCCTTCAAAGAACTCATCTAGTCCTTCTTGCATTGCTTCTTCGATAACTTGTTCTTTTGCTAGGCGACTGTTGTCGGCTTCTAGTCTTTTAATAACGTCTTGCGGTTGTGTTCTCATTATGCTGCCTCCACGATATCCATTGCCCATTGGTCCCACGGTTCAGTTTCCGTAGCCTTGAGCAAATTAAATTCTACTGTATACTTTGCATCTAAAACGTCTTCTAACATAGCATCTTTTATGATCCTAAGGTGTGAAGTGTCGTTAGTATCTATCCACAACGTACCGTGTTGCCAGTACATAGTGGGAGCAACTGCGCTCATTTCGCGGAATTGTCGATTGATTCTATCAAGTGATAATTTTTCTAGTGCCATAGTATTGCCTTTCTGTTTGCCTAATTATTATATACATTATACGATCATTAGTAACAGAAGTCAACCACTTTTTTACAATATTGCCATAAATCCTGGCAAATTGTTACCTGGCAAGTGACTTGGAGCGTGATATTGGAAATTAAACTTGAGATCACTGAATGGTTGTGTTTTGAGTGTCAGTTTGCCGTCACTAGCAACACCAATATGTCCAATAACAGCATCTGCTTTGTTAACAATGTCTGTCATTATATCTCTATACTGTTCTGCGTCATCCCCAGACTTAATTTGGTTAAGCAAGCCAATGCCCAAACTGTACGTGACAATGTCAGCACCGCCCTTGGCAGGATTAATATCATAACTAGGCTTACCTGCTTGTTTTGGTTTAGGTGCATCACCTTTTGGATCCATATAGTATTTTCCATCTTGTGGAAGTCCAACTGGCTTACCCCAAGGCCCAGCAACCATCATAGGATAAAATGTACTTAGAAACTCTCCGTACTCTTTACTGCCTGTTGTTTGGTCAACTGCATTTATAAGTTCTTTGTGTGAACTTACATCTGTACCTATAATACTTTTTAATTTTTTGTATTCTGCTGTTTGTGCTTTTGCAACTGCACGTATAATCTTGTCAACGTTCTTGCCGCCTGTCTTAGGATTGAATTGGTTTAGAATAGCAAAGCGATCTTTTTTATCTTGATCTGTTTCTTCTTCCATTGCTGTTTCAAACTCATCCATATACTTTGCAACAGCACGGAAACTTGTACCACTACCTGTTAATGCCTTAACACTGATGTTTCCTTTGCCTGGAATACGTACATCAACTAATGCTTCATTACCGCTAGGCAGTTCACACGAGTCGCTGTCATCCATCATAAGCATAGGAGCAAGTAGTTCTCCAAAATCTTGGCTTAGTGTTCCTAAGTAAGGAGCAACGTGATCCATTTGCTCTTGCGGCAGTGTATTGTTACCTCCGCTAATTGCATTGTCAACAAGTCCAATAAGTGTGTCTGCTAACATAGGATTCTGATTTCTGTATTTGGCTTCTACTGCTTTCTTTGTTTTACCAACAAGGTCTGACTTGCTATACATACCTGCTGGCAATCCTAGCCCTGCAGGACTTAATTCTTTACGTCCAATGCCTCGTGAAGTATCATCTCCTGTGTTTAATCCTTTAAGACCAATAACAACTGTATACAGTGTATCGTCCTTTTCAAAGGAGTAAATTGGATATGAACTTGAAACTGTACTCTGTTTGATATCAGGTGCTTTTTCTTTGCCGCCTACTTGTTTAATTGCATCTTTTAGTTCTGCAACTGACAAGTTAAATGCCCTAATGTGTCTAACTGCTTTTGTACCTGCTGCATTCTGCTGATCAAACCGTGCATCAGGATCAGCCGCTTGTAAATCGGGCAAGATCTTTCTGATGTCAGTAAGTTCTGCATACTTAGGCTCGTCTGCCTTTTGCATATCGTCCTGGGGATTTTCCATTTCTTTTATTTGAAACCATCTCATACTGTTATTTAGTATATCCAATACTACACTCATAAGTCTTGACAGTCAACCACTTTTGTAGTACAATAGTATTTTAAGCAGGTAATTATTAATATGAAGATTATTGTAACAGGTGGATTAGGACTTATTGGACACAACGTTTCTCGTAAACTTGTGGACCTAGGTCACGAAGTGTTTATTATAGACAATTCAACAAATTACGGCATTGTGCCTGTATCGGAGATTAAATATCTATTACAGAAGCGAGCAGCAAAAATACCAGGTGTGTTTGTATATGATGTTGATGTAGCAAATGTAGAAGCAGTTGAGCGAGTTATATCGCAAATCAAACCAGATGCTATTATACATCTTGCTAGTTTTCCAAGACAGAAAGTTGTTAATGCAGACCCTGTGACAGCAAGTAAAGTAATGAGTACAGGACTGCTAAACATCTTAGAATGTTGCAAGAAATATGATGTACCTAGAATACTTTATACATCAAGCAGTATGGTATACGGAGACTTTGACGACTTTGTAACTGAAGATGCAATTTGTAATCCAAAAGGCCAATATGCTATTATGAAACTAGCAGGCGAATGGCTTATTAAAGATTATGCAAAGCACGGTATTGGATACACTATTGTTAGGCCTAGTGCAGTGTACGGTCCTTACGATGTAGAAGATAGAGTAATTAGCAAGTTCTTGATTACTGCAATGCGAGGCGGCACATTAAAAGTAAATGGTGTAAACGAAACACTAGACTTTACATATGTAGATGACGCAGCCAACGGCATCGTAGATGCTATTATTAGCAACAACACAGTAGACAAGACATATAACATTACAAAGAGTCACAGTGTAACATTACTACAGGCAGCAGAATACGCTGTCAAACTTGCAGGCCAAGGAGAGATTATTATACAAGATAAAGATGATGACTTTCCAAGTAGAGGAGCATTAGATATTACAGCAGCCAGAAGAGACTTTGGATTTGATCCGCAGGTTGATGTAAAAGAAGGCTTTAAGATTTATTATGATTGGTTAACCAATGACGAGTATTGGAGTAACTCTCTTGTTGACAAAAGAAACAAATTACATTATAATATAGATTAACAATAAGGAACAAATAAAAATGGCATTAGTACCAATGGTAGTAGAAAGTACGCAGAAAGGCGAAAGAGCGTACGACATCTATAGTAGAATTTTAAAGGATAGAATTATTATGCTCAACGGACCTGTTGAGGATATGATGGCTAATCTAATTGTAGCACAGTTATTGTTTTTAGAATCAGAAGATTCAAGCAAAGACATTACAATGTTTGTAAACAGTCCAGGAGGTGTTGTTACTGCTGGTATGAGTATCTATGACACAATGCAGTTTGTGAAGTGTGATGTTAAAACATATGTAATGGGACAAGCGTGTTCAATGGGATCATTGTTAGCACAAGCAGGAGCAGCAGGCAAACGTTTTATGTTGCCCAATGCAAGACATATGATTCACCAACCAAGTGGAGGAGCAAGAGGTCAAGCAACTGATATGCAAATCCAAGTAGAAGAAATTCTAAAAATGAAGAAAGAGCTCACAGCAATTTATGAAAAGCATAACAGCAAAGGCAAAACGTTTGATCAACTTGCTGCTGATATGGAACGAGATAAATTTATGAGTGCAGAAGAAGCTCTTGAGTACGGACTTATTGACGAAATTATTACGCAGAGGTAATATGGAACAAGAACGATATGCAGCCTATATGCAACGTAGGATGAGGGAAGAAGATATGATAGCAGAAGAAACTAAGCAACCTAAATTACAATTACGTTCAGCAGTAATAAAAGAACATACTTTTTATACTGTTGAGATGTACGAAGATGGTGAACTTATTCAAAGCCGTGATATGATTACAGAAGGTACAGCACACAGTTTGAGCTTTGCAGAAGATTGTGCAGAGAACTGGCGAACAGGACTTATTAAATGAGTGTGCTATTAACACAAGGCAAGATAGATCACGACTGGGGTTATGAACTTGTATGGGCAAGTAATAAAGAATACTGCGGCAAGATCCTAGTATTTGAAAAGCGTGGAGCAAAGACTCCTATGTGGATTCACAAAGACAGACGCAAGAGTTGGTTTGTAAACTCAGGTAAATTCAAACTTAAATTTATTGATGTTAAGACGGGACTAGAACGTACTGTAGAACTTGACGAAGGAAGAAACGTAGACATCTCTGAAATGAGCCCACACCAATTAGAAAGTGTTCACCCTAACAGTGTTATCTTTGAAGCAGGTATGCCTCACTTAGATACTGATGATTTTAAACTTAGTCCGAATGCTTCTCAAACACATCCTGAAGCGCCTTAATTAAATCTTCTATCATACCATCTGTATGATAAGGTGTAGGAGCAAATCTTAATCGCTCTGTACCTTCTGCAACTGTAGGATAGTTAATTGGTTGTACATATATGTTATGATCATTTAACAAGTCATCACTCATTGCTTTACACTTCTTAGCATTACCAACAAGCACAGGAACAATATGTGTTGTGCTACATTCCATAACTGCTATACCATTCTTCTGTAAACGATGTTTAAGTTTC